CACGACGCTCTTCCGATCTACGAAACCGTTCATGTGTGATCTTATCATTTACTTTATCCAGTATGTTTGTGCACATGCTGGATACCTTTCCTATCATAGCCGGGCTTGCGGATTCCACTCCGGACCTGATGCCGTTTGGAATAACTTGCCCAATTCCCGAAAAGTCAGATGCGTTCAAGATATTACTTGATATCGTAACAAGTTGCTGGGAGAGCATCTGCACTGCTATAGTGGCTTGTGACTGGCTATTATTTATCCCTCCTGCAAGCCCGGATACAACATCATTACCGATACCCATAAACACTTTTGACGGCGAATGCGAATCAAGAGTAGTTTTTGCCTGTACAATGGTGGCTTTTCCTAACTCATCAACTGCGATTTTCCCCTGCTCAATCCCTGACCGGATGCCACTCCCGAACCCTGCGGACACATCTATGCCTGTGGTAGACATCACCTCAACCATATGTTCTTTTCCGCCATTAAGGGCCGCTGTATATTCCTCAATCATACCCTGGACGCTGGCATTTACGCCCTCTTTCATATCCAGAGATTGCGACCACATATCATTGGCCTGCTGCAACTGCTCATCCGTCATATTGGCAAAGGCTTCAACATATGTGGTTCCCTGCGGTCCCATCTCGGCCAGTTTATCTAAGATACCCTGATTCACGCCTCTGTCAGCCAGTAAAGCCATGTTGTCAGCCCAATTGGTTACTCCATTGATCTGGGACTCCATGTTTTCCAATAGTTTCTCGCTCGATATCTTAGTCCCGGCATTAAACTTCTCAAACATGTTCATCTGGCTTTCCAGGACACTTGATACGGTTTCCTGCATACCCATATAGGTTTCAACTATGGTCTGGGCTGCTGTAGCATTGGCATCTGCTGCTGCTTGTTGTGCCTCGGCATTTGTGTTTGCAGATTCTGTATTTTCGTCCTGTTTTGCAGTAGCTTCTTCCCAACTACTGCCAAGTTCTTTCAAACGGTCCTGTGTTTCCTTGATATCGGCCTCGATCAATTCCTGTGAAGATTTGTTTTTATCTAGTGCTTCAGAATTCTTTTCCTGTGCCTCAGTAAGGGCATCATAACTCCTCCGCTCTTCATTTTTACCATCTACCAAAGTTAACACGCTGCGGCAATTCTTTAAATACCACTCATTTTCACCCTCAAGAAGAGTTCCAAGTTCCGCCTTTATTCCTTGTTCTTCTTCCTCGAGCTTTATTGCCTCCATCTTTAGCTCAGAGCGTTTTTTTATGAGTTCAAGCGCATGTTCCTCTTCAGCTTGTAGTTCTATCTCCTTCTGCTTATTATCCAGGTATTCCTGTATAGCATCACTGTTTTTTGTCAGAGAATCCGTCTGCTCATCATAGGCAAGGTTAAGCCCCGGTACCAACTGATTTAATTCAGCAATATATTGCCTCATCACCTCAGTTTTTTCATTGTCATTACCTTTTGTTTCAGCAAGGTTCTCAATTTTTTCCTTCAGTATCTGAGCATATTTACTCTGAGCTTCCATCTCCGCTGTATTGTTAGAATAGGATTCTACGAGATCCTGTGCAGATTGAGATACCTCATTTGCCGAATCATAAAGCTGTTGATTGCGTTCTGCCAGTAATCGGACCTCTTCTGACGCCTCTCCTGCGCTCTCTGCGTAAACACCTATTGCGGTTGCTGCGCCGGCCACCGCCGTTACCATTAGCGCAATTGGCGTCGCACTTACAGTAGTATTAAAAAGAGACTGGGCCACTGTAGCCAGTTTCATTGTTGCCTTAAATGTGCCAACACTGGCTATCACACCGCCTATGGCTGGTACCAGACTATCCATGCTCTCTATGACCGCATCCAAGCCTTCCTCAATCTCAGGCAGGGCTTTCTCGGCGATTGGAACTCCCACCTGGGTTTGGAATTTCTTTCCCAACTGCGTGAATCGAGATTCGAGAGAATCGTATTTGATATCCTTGATGCTCTCCATTGTCCCTTTTACATTATCATAAGCAGTGTTCGTCTCCGCCAAGGAAGCGATCACCTTCATAGCATTATCTTCTCCCAGCGCAGACCATGTATTGCTTGCAAGTGTAAGGGCTTCTTGCTGGTTCGTAGCACTGTTTAGGTCCTGAATCACAGAATAAAAAACATCTTTCGCAGTCGCCTTGCCGCTCTTCCATTGATAGAACAAAGATTGCGTACCACTTGAAAAAGAATTCAGATTTTCTTCGATACGTCCATCTGCCAAGGAAATAGTAAACTCCTTCACGAAGTCATTTACTTTATCCAAGTTATACGCCCCTGAATCCAGGCCATTGTCCAGGATGGCAAACATCTCCTGTGCAGAAAACCCTGCCTGTCCCCAGAGCTGACTGTACTCTGCGATATTGTCCGACAACTCTCCTGATTTATCCAGGCCATTCTGGGCGCCTTTTGCCATCAGGTCAAAGGCTTCATCGGATGTCAATCCCATGTTTTTTACAAGAGCATCTACACCACGGATAGTTTCTGATAAATCCATGTCAAAGACATCACGCATGGCAATGCCATTTTCAGTCATACTTTCCAGTTTACTGGGATCCAGCTCACCTGTATACTGCTTGACAAGGGCCATTGACTGTGCAACATCATTGATATCATCACCATAATTGTTGTTATGCAGATCCTCCATGACAGACTTGTATTGCTGCATCTCCCCTGCAGTGGCTCCGGTGCTTGCCTGTAGCTGCCTCTGTGCAGTTTCAAGGCTTGTTACTGATTTGACCGCATTGACAACGGCATCCTTCCCCAAATTCACCAGAGAGTTTGCCAGATTAGATTTAAGGACAGTTGAGAAATCTATTGTGACTTTCTCGGCCTCTTTTACTTCTTTGCCAAATTCATTAATGGATTTTGCACACTGATCTGTAGACTGCGCGGCTTCTTTCAGATATGCAGCATTTTTATTTACTGCTGACGATGCCTTTATGACCTGGGCCTCTGCTGTATTCAGCTTCGTCTCCCAGTCCTTTACGCGGTTCCCTGCGGTTTGATAATTCTTTTCACCTTTTGCGATTGCCGTACTGACTTCCCCTAAGGCTGTCTCTTCTTTCTTCAGCTCATCGGAAAGAGATTGTACCACCGCCTTCTGTTTCTTTATGGCCTGTTCCGATGAGTTTCCGGATTTTGTCATCTTATCCAGACGGTCTGTGGCCTTTTCGTAATCTTGCTTCAGGTCCTCCAGTTTTTTGCTATGGGTTTCCTGCTGCTTATTCAGGTTCGCAAGGCCAATCCCGACTTTTTCGTAGCTCTCACGGGCATGTTCCAGGCCTTTTCTGACAGCTTCTTCTTTACTCTTCTGCTCATCAAGAGACTTGGATAGCACTTCATGCTTCTTCTGGAGGGCCTCCAGGGAGTTCTCCTGGCCTTCATATTGAGCCTGGACCAGACCCAGCTCTGACTTTAGGGCTGACAAGGATTTATTACAGTTCGTGACGTTCTGCTTGAATTCCTTCTCACCGTCCAGTGCGATCAGCGCACCTATCTTTTTAATTGCCAAATGCTCACCTCCCGGATTTTTCCCACAAAAAAGCCACCTGCCGAAGCAAGTGGCTCATATCTCTATTATTTTCTGATCTTAAATGTTACGATAGGCTTATTTTTAATCTTACCCCACACAAGGGATGCCAGCCCCATGATCGCCCCGACTATACCAAAAGCCGGTTCTGCAACGATGAGATATGCAACTGCGAGCCAAAAAACAAGGCTCAATAAAGCTTTTATAAACTCTTTCTGCTGTTTGCTCATAGTGTATATCCCTCCTTTGATATCATTATACTCCTGGCAGGGCTATAAGTCCAGCATTGAAACTCTCTTTTTCTCCTGAAATACACACCTTCTGGCCTTAAAATTACAGAACCACTTAAAATGCTGAAACAAGTCGCACCACTTTCCCATATACATGCGGGAGATCTCTTTTTCAGTGTATCCCATCTGCATTCCCATGAACACAAGCCACGCAAAGTCTACAGGTTCGCTTTCTCCGTCTGCTTCTTCCTCTGCGTGGTCATTGCGTTTTTTGTCTCAAAACACCTGTAAAATTCATCGTGCAGCGCAGCCGCAAGTGCTGTCAACGGGATATCCGCCTTTCGTACGATCCCTTCTTTTTCATATTTGACAGGCGCTCTGCCGTCTTTTTCTGCTGCGATCGCTTCCCCTTCATTCACCATCCATGTCAATGCATCATTGACAGCTCCGGCATCCGGGAATTTACCGTGGTACTTCGTTTTACCATCATCATCTATGATCTCGTTCCCATCCGCATCCAGATCCGGTTCCCATGTCATGAGCTTCTGCTCGAATTCCCCGATCGTCCCGTATTTGTCCTGGATCTTCTCCAGCACTAAAAGGTCGCATTTAATGGGATACTTTCTCCCTGTCAGTTCAATGGTGTTCATTTCTTCAAACATATATATGCCTCCTTTATTCTCACGACCCTTAGTCCGTAGTTTTTCCGCCTTTCTCATCCAGCCATGCGATTGCCTCTGCCTCGGTATCAAATGTCTTTACATCTTTCCACTTTCCATCAGGCAGGGCCATTGCCTGCCCGGTAATGCTGGGCGTCTGATACTCAATGTTATCACCTTTTACCTTGTAACTTTCTTGGCCTTCTGTGAATTTCACCTTATACAGCCAGGATGCTGTATACTTTCTCACCCCATCCACTTTCTCAGCCACACGGAATCCGAACCCCACATACTTTGATTCGTCGCTGGCCTTATAGGTCACAGAATCTTCTGCCGTTGTGTGCCCGAACATGATCTCATGGGCCTTGATGGGAAGTGTGGATGTGTTCAACGTGATGTCCGCGTATTTAAATTCCTTATCATACTCCGCCTTAATATCATCCGCGTACAATGACCCCTCCGCATACTGCGGTGTGATGTCGATCTGTATTGCTTTTCCGCAGGTAAACGGATCTGCATACGTGTTTGCCGGTTCTGTTAATTTCGCGATCGTCGGCCTTGCTAATCCAATATATGCCATAGTCTTATTCCTCCATATCTTCTTCAAAAATGCATGAAAAACATAAATGGTGATATCCACTATCCTTTTCATGTAATGTTGTTATGTCTGTCACAACAGCCCCTGCTTCCCGAAGGGCTTTTCTTATCTCCCGGCGCCTCCCTGTATAATTACTCTTGGTGTAGAGATGCACCTGCATGTGCTGCAGCCACTCCTGGTCCGTATCATCTGCAAATACTGCTGCTTCCTCCAGTTCTGGATTGTAAACAATATATTCCCTGGGCGGGTGTTCATCCGGACAGCACAATGGCCAGATGTTCTTTACTATTTGCGCCAGCACAAGCTCTATCCTTTCATTTACGCTCATCCTCCCGTCACCTCGTCAAATTTATCCTGCATGGCTTTCAGGCAGCCCTGCTCCGCGTTCTTTACCGCTTTACTTATGACAGGCCTTGCACCCTGTTTTTGTGTCCCCAGATCCAGGTACGCCAGCTTCTCATTATTCCTGATACCTTTCCTGTCCTTTCCTTTTGCGGTGATGGACACGTAATGGCCCAGGTGATTTTCCCCCGGCTTGTTCGCTTTTATGGACAAGGCAAGGTCTCCTTTTGCATACCCTTTATCCGCTTCCGCCTTTACCCGGCTCTTCAATTCTTTTTCCAGGATAGGGGCCGCTGCCTCCAGCATTGCAGGAGCTACGTCAGCAATATCTCCCAGCGCCATCAGTTCCTTTTCCAGTTCATCAAATCCCATCGTCTGAAAGCTCATATCATCACCCACATATGATCTGGATCTTTGCTTTTCCCGCCTTGTAAGTACGGACGATATCATATGTATATCCCTCATATTCCACTTTCCTGGCATATACCTTTTTCCCATCCTCTTCATGAGCGGAAAGTTCAAAATCCTCCTGCCTGGTCTCAAGGACCAGCTTCACGTCTATTCCTGCACGCATGGCTTCATAAAACTCCATCCTTGTCGCTGATTTCTCCTCTACATAGATATCCACGCTGTGCTCTTCCTCTACCGGGAAACCGTCTTTGTCCTTGGTCCTACTGTTCCATATCAATGTTGCTTCCATCTGCAGCCTCCTTTGTATAATCACCGGACAGGGCCATTGCATCCCGCAGGGAGCCAAATGCCCCCTGGAACCGTTCTGTATCTTCGTCGTATCCATAATGAGACTTACAATACAGACGGATCGCCTGCCGGTATAATGGATCTGTTTCATCTCCATATATCCCGGCAAGCT